CTTCTAGCATATTCACTTAACTTCATATACTATATATAAATATAATATCCCCGAAAACCAGTTTTTAACATTGTTTAACATTAAATTAACATTAAATGTCATTATTTTATATAAAGTTATTTAATACATCTGCGTATCCGTTAGATTACTTACCCATCCTTCAAAATATTTTTGATATTTAGGTAAATTATGTCTCTTCCACTCTTCTTTTAAATATTGATATAATATATCATTCATTATTTTAGATAGTTTTCAACATATATAATTATTTTAATTTATACAATAATACAAAAAATATTTTTAAATAAAAAATTGATTTTTGATGATATTTAACAAAATTTTAACATAATTTAACATTAAATATCATTATTTTATATAAAGTTATTAGATACTTATTTAGGTTCTGGTAAGAAACTAAAGGAAGATATAAAAGTGTATGGCAGAAAAAATTTCCAAAAAGAAATTTTAGAGCATTGTACAAAATATTATCAACTTAATGAAAAAGAAATATTTTGGATTGAAAAATTAGATTCTACTAATCCTGATATAGGTTATAATATAACTGGTGGTGGCAACCAATGTATTCCAACAGAAGAATTTAAAAGAAAATGTAAAGAAGCCAGAAATAATGCAAGTGATGAAACAAAAAAGGAATGGTATGCTAAAATTAGCAAAACAATGAAAGAAAGAGAAATATCAAAAAGGTGAGAATAATCCTATGTTTGGAAAAGAATACACAAAAGAAAGACAAGAAAAATGTGCAAAATCAAAAAAAGAAAACAAGCATAAACACTTATATTACACCGAAGAATATAGAAATAATATGGCTATTAGAAATACTGGTGAGAAAAATCCTAATTATAATAACAAATGGAGTGAAGATAAAAAAGAAAAATTATCAAAACACTTTATTGAAACAGAAGCACATAAAGGTGAAAAAAATTCAAATTTTGGAAAATTTGGCAAAGAAAGTTCAGGATATAAAGAAATACCAAATGATATAAGAGAAAATATATTATATGATTATATGAACAACTTTCTCTGTATTAGAAAATTATCTAAAAAATATAATACATCAGAAAGAAAAGTAAGAGAAGTAATTAAGGATAACAATTTAGAAATAAAAATACTCTACATTTCAAAAGAAAATGAGAAAAAAATAATAGATATGTTCTTAAGTCAGAACATATCTATTAGAGAAATTGCTAAAACTATTGGTGTGGAATACAGAAATATCAAAAAGGTATTATCAAATAATAATATTCCTTTTTAAATCTCATAAATAGAACAAGATTGCTCACAATCCCTACATTTTATAACACCTTCCCTGAATTTCTTGGTTTTTTCGTGTTGCCAAATATCCTTAGTAAAATCTTCGCAATCAATAACGGATAAACCTTTTTCCCATCCTTCTGTTTCTGATGCGAAACTGCAGGGATAAAAATCACCTTTTACATCAATGTACAAACTATAGAGTGTTGATTCACAGGGCTCTGCGGATTGTTCAAATTGTTTTTCATTTGAATGACCCTTAATGGCTTTCATAAAGAGTTGTGCAGAACAACTATCAAATCCTACTGCTATGTTATTCTCTAATGCATAATTTACTAAGGTTGTAAATTTTTCCTGTCCTAACTGATGATATCTACCAACACTTCTTCCTTTTGTTTTTAATGAAAGTAAAACCAATGCTTTCATTTTAGAAAGTCTCGGATCAGTTTTCATATCATTCATAATTTCAAAAGCCTTTTCATAAGTTTCCTGAGAAATCATATAGTGGATATTAACCTGACGCATTCCACGATCAGTAAGTTTTTTAATTGCATTATATGATAATTCTTTATCATAAATGCTGACAGCGCAAGCACCGCATAGTTCAGCGATCTTGTCAAATTCGTGATCATCAACATCACCATTGATGGTAAGATTTGGCGTGACCCCATTTTCTTTTGCATACCTGAAAATGTCCCACATTTCAGGGTGTCTACGAAGCGTCCCGCAGCCAAATGCAATCTGGGTACAACTTTCAGGTAATTTATGAAAGATTTTCTTAAATGTCTCTAAGGACATATTTTCACCCTTATTACCTAAATTGCTCTTATAACAAAAGGCACAAGGACCAATACCGGGTACACCTTCACAGATTTCCGCAATTTCTATATCAGCAATTTCCGCGATTCCGAGCATTGGATCTCCATCATCTTCTTGAGTTTTTCCCCATCTGGCAAAATAGCCATTTGCCTTATCAAATAAGAAGTTATAGTTTTCTGACTTAAGGATTTTAACTTTTTGATCTTCAACAAGGATGGCTTTGTCGCCATTTACAAGTTCTATAGTTGTTTTCTTCATATTTTTTATATTTTAAACAAAATTAAGGATTTTTTCTTAAACTAAAAAATTACCATGTTAATTCACCATCTATGTCATATACTTATTTTAACACCAGCACATCATTTCATGTAACTTTTTAAGGTCTTCTTTATCAGTAAGATGTTCAACTTCAACTGATATAAGACTACGAAGATCAAATCCCTCTCTACGGCTAAGAGCCCTTGCCCAATATCCAACTTCCTTTGCTTGTACTTTCAATTTACTATCTTCGGTTATAGATACACCAATCACCTGAAAATACTGACGACCCATTGAACCATCTGGATTAGGTGTATTAATTCTAACCTTTTCTTCATTCTTAAGATTATCATCTGTAATAAATGTTATTACACAATCTTTTTGCATTTCAGCATTTGTTATTTTTCCTAATATTTTCATATAATTTCGTTTAAATTAATTGGAACAATGACATATTTATGTGTATATTTATCTTTACCTGATTGTGATTGTGATATAAGATTAATTTCAGAATTTTTAATCACTTTAAATTTTGCCATTATTCTTCAGTTAATATATTATTAACAACTATATTTTCAATTTTTTTAATAGATATTTTTGTATCTGGTGCGTAGTCCCGACCAATATGTAAAATACCAGTTGTAATAGAATCATATATTGGTGAATCCACAACAAAGAAAGGAAATGAAAAATCTTTTAATTCTAAATTTATTTTTTTTAATTCTTGAATTAGTTTAGGATCTCTTTCTTTTTTCTTTGAACCTTTCATTAGGTTTATTAAATCACTTTTTTGATTAGAAAATTTTTTATAAATTTCATAATCTTCTCTTCCAATAAGTTCTTTAATTTGTTTAATACCTTGATCATAAACAATTTCATAAAATCCTAAAGAAGTTTTCATTTTTCATTTTTTATACGGCAAATATACAACAATTTCTTGAGAAGAAAAATTTATTTTCCATTCAGTTTTAATTTAAAATGATTCAATTTTCTTTTTCGTTGATATTGATTGTTCATTCGTTTATTATTATCAAAAAGTCTGAACCATTTCATATTATCGGTATGAGGGTCACAAAATATCATTGTAAAATCCTCACCTTCATAAACATATTTAGAATAGAACCTTTGTGTATAAATATCATCTTCATAATATGTTCCGTCACTATTGTATTGATCAATAGATTTAGCATATTTTACAGTCTTATCCCAGGTATCCCAATACATTTCTGTACAATCATCTAATGGATAAATGACCCAATCTTCCACAAAACCAACATGATCGTAGATTTTTTGTAATGCTTTTTGATAATTTTCTACAAGTTTAATCATAATTAAGCTTTAAAATAAAAGAAATACTTAACTTTATTCATATCAGTTACATCAAATTGATTTTTTAACGCATTGAAAACTGTTGAAAATGAAGTTAATATTTTTTCCTCGTTCATGTCTCCTGAATCAATATTATCAAATTCATCGGCGACTTTTAATAAAAAATCTCTAACTTCAGACTTATTATCAAGTGATAATAAATATTCAATTAAATTAACGATTGAAGTGTTATCTAACTTAGAAATTTTTACCTTTTTAAGATCAAATGTTTTCATATCTTTATTTTTTTTAAGATTTATTTTAATTATAACGCAGCAAATGTAAGGAAATATTTCGTATTAAAAAAATACCATCATTCTTTATCTATGATTGTTTCGCCATCCGAGGCATAATTCCAACCTTCTGGTAGATTTTTACCTGTTTCTTTCATAAATCGTTCATTCATCCAATCAATCACATCACTTTCTGATGGACCAAAATCTACATTAAATCTAAACCATGTTAGATATTCAAGTTCTGTTGCTCTATCTCTTGTCATTATTCATCAATTTTAGTTAATATTTTCACCATCAACAATTTTTACTTCTTGTTCAGGTGAAATAAATCCTGCATTTACCAATCCTTTTCGCCAAATTTCCATAACTGTTACAAAATCTTTCTTAGAAATTTCATAGGAAGTAAATCCAACCATTATTTCATTCTTTGTTTTATTACCTGCAAAATCGTGAATACCGTAAGTTGTCTCAATGCTATCATAATCAAAGGTTTCCAACCAATCCATAAATTCATCTTCGGTACAATTCAAATTATTGAATCTGTATTCTCTACCTGTATTTTCGTCCGTAAAAACAAAGTTTAACGGTAATTCTCCAAATTTCTTAATTTTCTTCATATTTCTATATTTTTTTTTATTTATTTTTATTTATTTTTATACCTCTCTACCTTCGCAAAAAAATTCTTTACATTTATAGGGTTGTCTTTCATCGTGAATTTGACATTTTCCATCTAACAAAAATTTACATTCATCTGTCCACATAAACTCACCATAAACAAGAGAATCCTTAAAAAGTTCTTTCTCAACATTATTGGTTAATTTCAATAGCCAATGTTTCTTACAACATTTACCACAGCCCTTACATTCGTCCATATTTTTTAGATATAAAGCAAAGATACGGAAAATTTTTAAATTAAAAAAAATCCGAAATGTTATTTAACCTATTAATCTTCTCTCTTCTAGATTTAAGTAATTCTTGTCTTAGAAGTTCTCTATAATATTCATCAAAATCTTGTAATGTTGCACCTGTAAATCCAGGTGATCCAACTAAATCATAAGAATCTATTTTAGTAACCGTTACATATCCATTTTCATCAACTATACCTGTACATCTTTGTGAAATTCCAATATTATTTAATGTCATTAATTTTCCTTAATTTTTCAGATCTCTCATCTATTGGACTGTATAAATATTTATTTCTTAACATAGCACAACATTCTGATAAAGTGTTCATTTGTTCAACATCTTCATCCTCAATTGCAATATCAAAAACTCTTTCCATTTCCATTATACATTCGACAACATCCAATGAATCAAAATAATCATACAAAGGTTCGTTGAGTCCAATATGCTCACCAGCAAGTCTTTCTGCTATTCTTAAAACTTCTTTATCTATGCTTTTATTTATAGTTTTCTTTTGAGTAGAATTCATATTTATATATTATTTAATGCTATCAATTTTTTCTTTCTATAATATTTTAAATAAATTTTTGGAAAATTATCATAATCTAATACAGGTTTTTCAAGTGCTAATTTCATTTTATTTAATTGCCATTCTACACTTTCTATCGGATCTTTTCCATAACTTTTATAAGTTAAAATTTCTATTGGATTTTGAGTATAACCTTTGGGAATCTCATTATCATCATAATGAACTTCATAAATTCCGAATGATACATCATCGTTCAATTTTCTTGCCATTATTCTATAATTCCAATAACCCATATATAAATATACTTAAAATTTAAGACAAAGTTACAAAAAATTTTTTATATATACAAGAAAAAATAAAATTATGTGGAACAAAATTAAAACTTGGTTCAGTGATAATTTGAAATCTTTCTTATTATCATTATTGGTCCCTATTGGATTCATACTTATAATTAGCATTTTTTCAAAATGGTTAATTATAGTAATTACTATTGTAACATACTTGGGTATACTGGGATACAAAATTTGGAAAAATAAGCCTTTCTAAATAATAAATAAAAAAGCCAGATTTAATCTGGCTTTTTTATTTGCTTTTTCGGCTATTTGTTCCTGAACTACCACATTTGTTCTTTTATTTATTTGGTATATCTTCAAAATCAATATCTGTAACATCATTCTCTTTTTTTGTTTCAGATTGTTCATTTGATTGATTTTGACTATCAGCATAAAGTTTCGAACTGATACGGTTCCAAACCTCTGTAAGATCCTTTGTATATTTTTCTATATCATTCAAATCCTGACTTTTATGAGATTCTTTTAATTTTTCAACCATAGAATTTAATTCTGACTTATCAGTTTCACTTAATTTATCATCAAAATCTTTGATCTGTTTTTCAGTTTGAAAAATTAATGCATCTGCTTGATTTAATTTGTCAATTTTCTCTTTTTCTTTTTTATCAGCATCAGCATTTTGCTCAGCCTCCATTTTCATTCTTTCAATTTCTTCCTTTGTTAATGAAGTTGAACCTTCAATTTTGATATTCTTCATTTTACCTGTTGCCTTATCTGATGCTTTAACATCAATAATACCATTTACATTAACTGAAAATTCGACAGATATCTGAGGAACTCCTCGCATCGCAGGTGGTATTCCATCCAATGTAAATCTACCAATTGTTTTATTTTGACTTGCCATAGGACGATTACCTTGCAAAACTACAATATCTACTGATGGTTGGTTATCGGCAGCTGTACTAAAAACCTGTGATTTAGAAGTGGGTATAGTTGTATTTGCTTCAATCATACAAGTTGCAACACCCCCCATTGTTTCTATAGAAAGATTCAAAGGTGTAACATCAAGTAAAAGAATATCCTTATTATCACCTGAAATAACTGAACCTTGAATTGCGGCTCCGGTTGAGATTGCTAAGTCAGGATTAAGACTTCTATTTGCTTTTTTACCGAAATATTTTTCAATTGCTTCAACTAAATATGGAATACGAGTTGAACCTCCAACTAATACAACATCGTCAATTTCAGAAACTTTCTTTCCACTTTTCTCCATAGAAGATTTAATTTTATCTATGGTTCTATCAACAAAAAATTGAATCATCTGATCAAATTTTGCACGATTAATAGTTTTAACTAAATGCTTAGGCATATTTTCAAAAACAGTAATATAAGGAAGGTTGATTTCAGTTTGAGTTGTATTTGATAACTCAATTTTAGCCTTTTCTGCGGCTTCAGTCAATCTTTGAAGTGCTAATGGATCTTTACGAAGGTCCATATTATATTCCTTTTTAAATTCTTCTGCAAGATAATTAACAATTGCTTCGTCAATTAAATTACCACCAAGGTCAAGGTCACCATCAGTTGCAACAACTTCAAATAATCCATCTTCAATATCTATTACTGAAAAATCAGAGGTACATCCTCCTGAATCAATAACCATATAAAGTTTACCTTTTCTATCCTTGATATTTAATGCTGCTGCAGTTGGTTCAGAAATAATTCTCTCAACTTTAAATCCGGCAATTTCTCCTGCGACTTGTGTTGATTGTCTTTCATCACTATTAAAATATGCAGGTACAGTAATGACCGCGCGAGTAACTTCTTCTCCAAGATAATCTTCAGCAGTTTTTTTCATTTTTTGAAGAATGATTGCTGAAATTTCCTCAGGTGAATACACTTTTTCACCAATTTTAACTGCGGCTTTTCCTTTATTATTAACAATCTCATAAGGTCTCTTAAGATGTTTTACTTCATCATAAGAGCGACCCATAAGACGCTTAATATTAAAGATTGTATTTTTTGGATTAAGTGCGGCTTGACGCTTAGCAGTATCTCCAACTTTCATTTCATTTGTCTTATCGTCAAATGATACAATTGAAGGTGTTGTTTGTGAACCTTCAGAATTAGGTATAATCGTGGTCTGTCCACCTTCAATAACAGAAACCGCGGAATTATATGAACCCAAATCTATACCTATTATTCGTTTACTTGTTTTTTCCATAATTTATTTATTTTTATTTATTATTTATCAATTTTCGTGCCAACGGAATTCGTGTGACAAAATGTCACTTTAAATTCTTTAGTTTTGTAAATCTTGAATAACTAAGCATTTTTAATTTTTTGAAATTGTCTTCTATCATTAAAAGTGAATTCTGGATATACTATCGTAACATCATCAAAAGAAATTTTTATTTCTTTTTCTTGGCAAGAATCTTCATCTTCAACTTCAATCTTTAATATTCTTTTATCATTATCGACCTTTCTTATAACGCCAATATCATATTTTTTATGATTAAAACTAATGATATCATTAGTTTTAAATTCATCTTTCAAAATTTCTTCTACTGAAGTTAATACTAAATCATGACAATCAAATTGATCTTTACCAAAAGAAAAGATTTGATCAGTCCATTCTTATTTATTCAATTTCTCAATTCTTAATTCTCTTTTCTTTCTGATTTCTTCTTTACGATAAAAATCATCTGAAAAATAAAAATGTTCTGTTTTCAATATACCATAAACAGAATTTGTAATTATTTTTTTATAAAATTTTACCGTTGCTTTATAACCTTCTTTATTGCTGGTTAATTCTGGTCTATAAATATTTTCCATTTATTTGTTTTAATTTTTTGTTTCTCATTGTTATCTTAATAACATCGTCTATTAAACCGTGCATTGTTGATAGTGTATCTTCAAATGACATTATTTTTTGTCCTGCTGATATTGCTTTACAATGTTTTTTAATTTTTTTCTATGAAGGTTTGTTATTGTCAAAAACCCAATATATAAATTAAATCTATCACAATTTTTATTAAATTCTAAAATATATTGATCTACTTGTTCATAATTACGAGCAATTAAAAGATCATCAATAGTATCAAATAAAAAATCTAATTGTGTAGCATCATCAATACGATCAATAGAAAGAAGTTCATTAATAAATTCACTCATTAGAAAATGTAATTAGTGTTTTCCCAGAATATTCTGGAATCTTCATTGTAATAATCTTCAATTGCCATTAATAATGATTGAATATTAATTTTGTACAAACCTGCACAATTAATACACCCACATTCAATAATTTTATATTCATTATTTGTAAGACAAATATCCATCACGAAAGAATCTGCTAATTGATATATGTCTATCATTTTTTTACAAAATTCTTTTGCACCTTCATCAACCCTATTATCATATCTAACAAAATATCCTTCTTTATAAAGGCTTCCAGTTATTATTCTTCCACCTACAATAAAAAATCTGAACTCTTTTTGAATATTTTTAAGGTGACTAACCTGAATCTCAGTATTTTCTGAGACTATATTAGTTAATCCGTTTTCTTTATCTTTATGAGAATTGGTTAAAAGTCTTGTTCTTTCCTTTTTCCAATCTTCCATGGTATAAGGTCTTCCATTAAATATCTTAGTGTCCAGCACAGGACGAACAAAGAAATCGCCATTCCAAGTAAATTCATCTCCAATTTTGTAAATTTTTGAGTCATAATTCAATAGATTTTCTTTGTAAAATTCTTTATAGACATTAAAGTTATGATTTTTGGTCATTATGCAACCAGGATTCCAACCATATTTTGGCGTTAAACGAGCAATTTTGAGAGCACCAAAACAGAAAACATCTTTTCGGTCTGTCTTAAAATCAAAATCATCTATAAACGGACGCAATTTAACTATCTCATATTCTAAATCTAATCGGTCTAAAGCTTTGATAAGGTCGTCCCATTCATCTTCTCTATATAATTTTTCTTGTACTATATAATACATAATTTAGTTTTAAAAATCCATTTTTCTCTTTCATCGTCTATCTCTTTCTATAACTCCAAAAATTAAAGACATAACAATAGAGATAATAACCGTTATATTTGTAATCTGCCAATCAACACAATAAAATAATATTAATCTAATTGTCATAAAAGAGGCAAAAAATATTAATGTAAATTTCCAATTTATAATTTTATTTTTCATTTATTTGTTTAAGTTTAAGTTTTCTATTTATTTGTTTAAATGGTTCAGGAAATACTATCTCAATTTCATCATATAATTCTTTTAGTTTTTCAACTGGAGTATAATCAAAATTAGGTGTACCGTAACTAACACTTGCAAATTCATTAAAAGATTTTGGTAACTCACCAAATCTAGCACCAAAAAAATATTTAACTCTTTTCTGATATTCAAAACCTTTTTCAGTTACAGGCTGCATTCCATTATGATTTCCAAATAAATATTTTTTACAATACCATCCAACAACTATATTATGTTTTTCATAAAATTTTTTTAAAAGTTCATCATATTCTTGTTTTCTAGTAAGTTTTCGTTTCTTCTCGCCAAATTTCCAATTCATAATTTTTTTCCAATTCATAATTTTTCATTTATTTGTTTAAGTTTAAGTTTTCTAATTTCTTGCTTAAAACAAAATTGATATGCAAATTCCAAAAGACATCGTTTACAAACATTCCAATGAAAATTGGATATTAAACCAAGATCTAATACTGCAACAGCACCTGATCTAGAATCACAACAATCACATTCACCGTTATGAAAAAACATAATTCCTGCTCTTCGCTCAGGTTTAGCACAACTACTTCTTACACCTTCCATAATCTTTTTTTGTTAATTTTCTTTAATTTCATCATTCTCAATCTTCTTAATGTTAGTTTTGGTTTTGGACGCATCATATAATCAGAATGTGCTTTTAGTAATAACAAAAGAGACCATAATCCAGTTACTGTTGGTACCATCCACCACATTGGGTGTGGATTTGATATATTTATTAATATAAGTACTATAGCAACTAGTAATACCCACTTTATAAATTTTTTCCAATTTATTGATTTAAAAAACATTTTTGTAGTTATTTTAATCTTTCGAATTATATTCCTCTAATTGCCGAAGTTTTCGTTTTCTATTAAATTTAATAAGCATTCCAGGATCTTTATATCGCAAAACCGACAATTCTAATCCTTCTTTATTGTAGTATATACACAATTTATTTATAAAAAGTTGGAAATTTTTTGAAAAAATACCATTTATATGATATATAATAGGTTTTCGAGATTCATCTTCATATATACCTCTGATAAATAATTTATTATATTCTCTAGAAAAATTTATATAATTTTGATCATTACAAACTTTCCAATTAGGTTCAAAGAAAATACTTTTAATATCATCGAATGGTTGATCTACAATACCCCAATAATGATTTGAACTTGTTTTAAATAATGCATATGGTACTGCAGTATATAATCTTCTAAAAAGTTTCAGGTTATCTAATTCATCCAAGTCAAAGACTGCATAATTAACATTATTAAATTTAGATTCTATGGATATTCCACCTGACTGTGATATTTCTTTTCTGAAAAAGTTTAAAATTTCAGTTATGTTTTCTTTTTTAAATTTTATTCTTTTAGAATAAGGATCTGAACATGAATACTGCCTATGAAAATGAAGATTATCCAGTTTATACGATTTTTTGTTAAACCAACTCATATGTTAAAAATTAATTAAAAAAAGATAAAAAAAATATATATATATATATCATAATCTTGCCGTTTTGTTGCTGTACCATCTCCGGTTGCTGTGTCTTTTAATTTTTTTAAGTTTTTCTGATCTCATTTGTTTTAATGTTAAATTAGATTTTAAAAATTTTTTATATTCTTTTAATTCTGTTCTAGTTTCAAAATAACTAAATATCCAATTAAAAAGAAGTAATGGTCCTAAATAGCAAAAAAGAAGACAAAAAAGTTTATCAGCATCAGCAATACTAATTCTTTTAGCTTTTGGATCTATATAGTAGTTATAAAATCGCCAGTCATTCTGAATATTTTTATAATAAAAACATTTATACAAGCTTAAATAACCAATAAAGCACAACCGCATTTAGTATTGTTGTTGTAACTGATGCTTTTAAGGAGTTCAGCCAATAAATAAAAATATTGCAAATATCATTTTGATAATTTTTGAAGTTTTCTAATTCTCATTATTTTTTCCATTGTCTTACGATAATATTGGTGCATATTCTTTTGTGTTCTTAAACAGGCTTCAATATGATCTGTTTCCATATCTTTCAATAGAATATGTTTTAGTTCTTGATCACCATCTTTGCCATAAGAAACCCAAAATAATTCTGGTTTCAAAATATGACTTGTGATCATATATTCTGTTTCTTCACAATAAAACCAAATACCTGGGACATTTTCAATTATATCCATAGAAATTAGAACTTGAATTAATCTTAAATCTGGGTTATCTAACCAAAAGGCATAAATTTGATTTACGTTTATTTTACATTTTTTAACAATTTTAAGAATTATTGATTCAATATAGCGCGGAGGGAAATTTATATTCGGGAGATATCCGGTATCTTTGGGTTTATATAATGCATCTATATAACCAGATTTTAATATAAAATCGTACCAATCAATATGTTCTAAAATTATTGGAATTCTTTCTTTACACCGTCCCATTATTTATTTTTTTAAGTTTTTCTTTTCTGACATCTTTAATTGTTTTTAATGAATACCAATGTTTTATCTCAATTAATTTACCTTCTTTGACCAGTTCCTTGCAGGCTTTGTATTCTAAATTATGTAACATATTCCATTTGAAATTACTTTCTTTATTTATAGTTAATAACTCAATTGTTAGATATTTAATCGTATTAAGTCGAATTCTATATGCAATTCCCGGCCAGATTAGATTTTTAATATATTTATTGAAATTTTCCATTTATTTTTTTAAGTTTTTGTTGTCTTTGAAATTGTTTAATTTCCTTTTCGTTTAAAAATTGAAAATTTTCTTGAAAATAATCAATATAATCACTATTAAAATATTTCAATCTTTTTTTATTTGTGATAACAGCTATATTTAAATAAATTTGATTATCAAGAATCAAAGAAGGTGAACCCATATACCCATACAAATGGTCATGAGTGAAATTTTTATTCGACTTTCCTATGTAACGAAGTTTAAACATTGTTCAGTTTTTGAAGTTTTTCTTTTCTTATAAATTGTGGATATACAAGAAATTGTATTTTTTTTATTATCTTTATAAACACTTGGCTTATAAAAGCTACATGTAAAAGTATCATTGAAAATAATAAAATAAATATAATTTTCAGTAATAAATTTATTATTAAAATTTTTGATATGACGATGTTTTTTACTATCGTTGGTGTTGATCCCTGTGGTGAAATCAATCCAATAATATTTTAATCTAAATAGATATTTTTGAAGCGACTCCGCATCTTTTTTCTTACATGCTATAATCACATTTTTATACTTCATACACAAATATAGAAAAATATTTTTTCAAAAAAAATCATAAAACTTTTTATAATAAAAATTATATATCCACAAAAATGTATGTTACAATTTAAATATATTAAAGATGAAGTAGGATTAACTGGTATGTATTTTGTTGAATACATCAAACCCTTTTCCCGTTACGATCCCCTTGCGGGCACCACTTACAATTATTTCAAATTTGATGGTAGAGATGAATGGTTTAGATCAGATTTAGCAAGACCTTTAAAAGGTAATTATTCATATTATTCAGAACTAAAAAGATATTTAGATAAAGAATTAAATTTATACCTAAGAAAACTAAAATTAGAAAAACTAAATGTATTATAATCTATCCTACGAACAATCAATTAATTACATTAATGATGAATCAGTTGATTTGTTTTTTTGTGATCCACCTTACTTTATATCAGGTAACAGATCAAAAAAACCCGATCTAATTGAAGGTGATAGATATGATTGGGATAAACAATGGAAAAATAAAGAAGAATATTACACTTGGACAAAGAATTGGTTGTCATTAGCTTTCAAACAATTAAAAGAAACAGGTTCAATTTATGTTTGTACTCAATGGGAACATTCTGGGATGATCCAAAATATTTTAGTTGAAAATGGATATACTATATTAAATCGTATCACTTGGAAGCGGGATAAAGGTCGTGGTGCAAATTCCAACTATAAATCGATGCACGAAGATATTTGGTTCGCAGTTAAAAATCCTAAAAAATACAAATTTTATGTAAATAGGATTAAAACTGAAAAAGAAGTAATTGCACCTTATCGTGATGAAAATGGTGATCCAAAAGATTGGCTTGAAAAGGATGGTAAAAAAATTAGAATGACACACCCTTCTAATCTATGGATGGATTTAACCGTTCCATTTTGGTCAATGCACGAAGTTAAATCATATGCAAAAACTAAAAAAACACCAAATAATACATTAACAAAACATAACACACAAAAACCTAAAGAATTAGTTAAGAGATGTTTATTAGCGTCTTCAGATGAAGGTGATTTAATTGTTGATTATTTTGCAGGTTCTGGCACTACTGCTATTGCTGCAAAAGAATTAAAAAGAGAGTATATTGTTTTTGATGTTAATGAATTATGTATCAAAATGTTAGAAGAGAGACTAAAAAATGAATAATTACACATTTAATTGTACTATTTGTGGTAGATTTATTTCCTATCGGAAATCGTATTATGTTTGGACACCATATGGTTCTTCTAATTCAATAGAACCACCAGATGAAGAATATGCTCATAAGGAGTGTTATGAAAAACAAGATATATCATTAATTGAAAGAACATCTTGGATTAAACCATATTATATAAATAATCTAAAACTAGAAAGAAAAGAAAAATTAAAAAAAATCAATGCCGATAGTTCCGTGAAATGATGTCATTTAATGACACTCTAATTTTTTCACATTTTCTTTCCTCATTCTACGGGGACCTTCTGGTTTTCCCTCCTGAGGCGTTAATTCGGGTGAACTCAACCCTATTTTA